TCTTTGTTGGTTGTTGCTGTACTGCCTTGATCACTTAAATCAAAACTTGCATCTACATTTAGATTACTTGAAGAAATAAATTGCCATTGACTAGTGTCAACGTTGTATGTCAACCCAAAATTTGCAAAATCTTCCATAGCATTTACAATTTGATTTTCTACTGTGACATCTATGTCAGTTGCGTAAGTAGGAATTACTTCAGTTAATATTGCTGTGCTTGGCACCTTGTCTACAAGTGTGATTGGACCTGTGCCATCAGACAAATTTCCTTGACCATAGTTTGAGCCATCTAACACAACTTTCTGAACTTTGGTCCAAAGTACGTTGCTTGACCCAGTGTGTCCTGCATCTCCTTCCATAAGTGTACCGTTGTCCATAAAATGGAAACCACTAGGAGCTTCAAATTTAAGTAGTGCACCTGCTTTGACATATTTCAAGTTGCTTGTTGAAAAATTACCTACAGCTAAAGGTCCGTCTTCTTTGATGTATCCAGTATAGGTGTTTGTAGCCGAGCTACTTAGATTCCAAGTAAACGCAGTACCTGTGCTTTGCCTTGTGTAATTGTCATAATAATAATCTCTCACTGACGCAGAGGCAAGCAATGGTTCTAGCGTGTTTGCAATAAAATTTTGTATCTCATTTGAATTTGTGTAAGAAAATTGTAAAGTAGGTTCTTTGTTTTCTTTGTAGAGTATACCATCATCTGCAAAAAGGTTTGTTGATGAATATGCACCTGTTGGATCTATCAAATCATAGTACCGTGATATACCACTTGCAGTTCTGTTCACTGCTTTTGTTTTAGCAATGCCTTGGAATGTTGTCAAAGGCACAATTTGATAGTCTTCAGCTGTGACCATTCTGTTGTTTGTGTAGTATGCCTGTGGCGCTTTGATTTTGATGTCGGTGTTACTTTCAGTTGCAGTTGCATTATCAACTGTGCTTTCTAAATCCATAGTCAATGTTAAAGTGTTCAATTGTCCATTACTGTTTACATATTGAAAAGAGGTTGTGACGTTTTTCATGTCACGTGGTCTGATTGTAAATGTACCATTCACACTTGATCTGTAATAGCTTCTAAATAAACCTTTTGGATTGTCACCAAACACACCATCTGCAAACACCAAATCTATTTGATCATTTGCTCTAGTGCTTACGCTGTATAGTTTTCTAACTGTTTCACTTAAAGAATTGTAAATTACGTTGTTGCCTGTGACTGCAGGTACTTTGGTCCAAATATTATCAAGAGTGCCTGTTTCAGTCAAATCATACAACCAAACATCTGAATTGTTAACATTGTTTTTGTTTATTGATACAATGGTGTTTGGTGATGGGTCAGTGACTGTGAATTCTGAAAAGCCAAGTTCTCCTTGTTTAAACAACATAAAAAATCCTGTGTTAGCACTTGAATTACCTTCACCATCTGCTCGGTATAGGAATCCAAATCTATTACCAGGTACAGGTGCTTCTTCGTAAATGTAATTTTGATTTCTAAATGTTGCACTTGCTAATTCAAAAGTCATTGGTTGTGAATTAATTGTTCTTGAGAATTGTAAAATAGGAACACCGCTATTTGTTGACGCAAATTTATATTGATGTGTATTCACACCACCAATTATATCTCTTATAGCAGGAGCACCAAATTTTTGTGTGCCACTCAATGCAGAATTTAACACAGCAATGAACTGTTCAAACCATCTAGCATTTGTAGGATCATTCCAACCAATTAGTTGTCCGGACAAGTCAGTACCAACAGAATCTGTCACAGCTTCAGTAGTGCTGATGCTGTTTATTTTTAAAAGTCCACTCGCCGCATTATTACGTTTAGGCACATAACTAAGCAATCTTGCCAAACGTAAAATACTGTCTCTACGTTCTGCTGTGTCAATAAAGTTTTCCCTTGAGTTTAGATCAATTCTAAAACTGAGATTTTGTCCTAGATAAGCAATAAGATCAATCAGTGCAAGATACTCTGATGATTCAATGTAATCGTTAAAATCTTCTGGATAATTGTTTCGCAAATACTGAATCATTGTTCTACGAATTGTGTCAAAGTCGTAGGATTTAAAGTCTGCTTGTTGGAATGATCTATAGATCTTTTGCCAATCTTGAGATATTAGTAGCGAATTCTGTCTATCAGTAGTTGCCATGTTCTGTAGGTATTTATTTGATTTATTAAGTACGCAGTTTATTAATAACTTGCTGAGCCTGTGCTTGATGCACCTGATTCTGTGTTAGATGACACAATTGGAGCTTGTGAGTCTTGATTAAACAACAAGTTTAAATTTTCAGATATATTATATGGTGTGTAGGTAATTTCAAGATTGATGTTGAGCCCGTGCTCTTCTCCTTCAACCTGTAGTGTATCCAGTCGCCAACGTGGGTCATAACCAACTATTTCAACCACATCATCTTCTACTGCTTTGCTGATGTCAGGGCTAAAATTTTCAAACAACAAATCGTGTATGATTGTGCCAAAGTTAGGATTTTCTAATTTTTCACCTTTTTTGATGTGAAAATGGTTCAGCAAATCTGTTCTTGCTAGTTCATAATCATACAGCACATTATTGTCAAAATCTCTGTTTACAGTTGAAAATCCAACATAATTTTTGATAGACGTTGGTGTGCCAATTCTATCACTGGTTGTAGTTTTTACTAATTTTACCTTTGCCATTTTTTATATTTAACTAATCCTTGTTGCCTGTTGAAGTGCTATTATATTCCAGCCAGTGGATCCATAAAGCAAGTGGAAACTGTTATTAACACCAGTGAGTCTCACACTTGTATATCCCACAAGGTTGTCTGGAGTGACAGTTGCATTGCCACCGTGTGCCTTCATTATGATTATTTTTTGTTGTCCTTCTACACCATCTGCCAATGAATAGGATTCAACTCCAGTCGTTGAAATAAATGAAACTGATTTGGATACACTGAGTGCGCCTCCACCAGTGACATTTTCCACACTTTTATATAAATCTACATGTGTGAAATTGGCGTCCAGTTCTGCATAGGTTAGTGCCGATCCTTTGGTTTCTCGTAGGGTTAATGTCATGTTGTTGCTCCTGCATCGTTGTAATAAACTCCTACGTATCCAGAGAATGATGAGTCAGCCGCTAGTCCAGGATTTGTTTCAACGTATGATGTTGACACATAGTTGAATAAATTTTGTTCTGATTCACTGGGTGTGGTTTCAAACACATAGCACTGATTGATCAATACCTGTTTGGCACTTGAATCGCTTTCAGCGGCTATCTGTGCCAACAGTGATGCGTAGTCTGGATTAGCCATTTGCTATTACATCTCCTGATCCGGTTTCGGCTCTATTTGCTACCCACGAACCGTGGCCTCCTGTGGCATCACCTTGACGATGAACGGCTTTGCCTTCTGCAAACACATTGGGAGAACCTGCTGTGGCAGGATCTGTACAGGCTGTGGTATCATCTACTCTAACAACTTTGGCACCATTGGCAAAAACGTTTGCGGCACCTGTTGCATAAGGAGTCTTATGGAATGGGTTTGGTGTTGGAGAAGCGTGTCCAACATGTTTATCTGTTCCTACTCTAACTATTCCGGGCATACTGTATTTACACCCTTGTGGTCAAGTCATTTGCGACTTTTTCTTCTTTGTCTGGATTTGGTTCTACATATTCTCTATCTGTCCTGTCTAAAGTCACAGATTGTACATCTTTGTTTTCATGATCAATCCATTCTTCATGTACAGGCACTCTCTTCATGATACTTTTTACCAATAAAACCTTGCCGTCTGCTTCTACAGAACGACTGTCAGTCTGATATGGGAACACAAATTCTGTGTCTGTTTGTGGCAATATGTGTGTACGCAATGGTTGGATTGTGGCCTTATCCGCTGTTGCACTTTCTCCGGCAGTGGTTGCAGAAACTGTGCCGCTGTTAAAGTTGATATTACCACCATCTATGTCTGTGCCAGCGTTAGAAACTTGTAGTTTTGCACTACTTTTCAGTGTGGTATCTAACACACTATCTACATTAACTTTGCCTGTGGTCTTTAAATTAAAATTACCTACAGTACTATCTGCATCAGTCACAGCTTGTAGATTAATGTTTGAAGTCAAACTGTCATCTGCATTAGCAGAGTTCCCTGCTAGAATATCAACATCACCTGTGGCATGAATGCGTACATCTTTTCTTTGACGCACCACATCATCTACAGTATCTGCTACCTGTGACGCTTTGATGTCTATGTGACCTTGCAATGATTCTAATTTCAAATCACCACCAACTTCAATCCTACCTTCACCGCCTACTTTGATAAATGTTTGTGCTGATGATTCAAACCTTATTGCGCCAGTTGAAACATCATCAAGTTTTTCATCATGAAAAGGATTTCTATCTTTGGACCACTCGCCCACAGCTTTCATGTTGATGTTTCTACCAGCTTCTATGTTGACATCTCTGTCTGCTTTAAAGTTGAAATCTGATTTGGTATGCACACTCACAGAATCTCCGGCAAAAATATCTATTTTTCCACTTTGCGTAAGTTCTATCCATGCATTGCCACTAGCAGTACCAATATAGATCAAATCTTCTGTGTCATGCATTAGTATTTGATGTCCAGTGCGAGTTCGCAAACGTATCAGTTCATTTTGACGAACATTTCGAATTTCTCCATCAATTAAATCTTGTGGTGTACCATCATCCATAACAAATGTATGTCCACCTTGTCTTGAATTTGCTCTTGACTTTACTCTACCATCACTGTCTTGAATAGCACCATGAAAATTTCCAATGTTTGGTCCTGATTTTTGACCAAAGAAATCAACAGGACCTGGTGTGCTGACGCCAAATACTTGTGAAGGTGTCTCACGTCTTGCTGAAGATGTTGTATTACCCCTAGTGTCATCATTAGCAAGTCCTTGGTTTACTAAAGTTTCAACAAATGGGTGTATTGGTTTTCTTTCTTTGTCTACTGAAGTTCTTACATTGATTGATTTGTTGTATTCAGTTATGGGTGTTGAAGCAATTTTTTGCTGTATTAATTCAGAATCATAATCAGATGAATCTTCATCAATGCGTTTGAGTCTTGACGACGGATTGCCTGGTATCATGGTGTTCATGTACTGATCCATAGGATATCCTATGATGTAACCTTTGGCAAGGTTTCCACTGTCAAACATCACAGCGACCTGTGTGTCTATGTCTGGTGGTGGCATCCACATGCCATATGATTTTTGTGTTTGGCTCCAATCATTGGTGCCTGCCACTGTTAAGTCGCCGGGAGTCACTCCATAAAAAGGTGTTAGATAA